GTTCAACCTGATGGAGGCCATCCAACCCGCGCTCACGCCGCTGATGCCCGTGTTCGACATCATCGACACCGTGGTGGCGGTCTTCAACTGCGTGAAGGCCATCCCGGACTCGCTCGGACCGCCACCGGATCCGACCGCGCTCGCAGCGTGCATTCCCGAGCTGGCCGAGAAGGTCTCGAAGCTCTTGAAGCTCATCCCGCAGCTCTCGCTGCCGTACACCATCATCGGCATCATCGACCTGGTCATCGACACGCTGAGGCAGGCGCGCGATCAGCTCCTGCACCTGCAGCAACAGATGCAGCAGATCCTCGGGGCCATCGACCGCGCGACCGAGCTCGAGGACGCGGGGCTGATGGCCATCACGAGCTGCGCACAGGCGAACGTCGCGACCGAGGCGGCGAACGTCGGCAAGGCGCTCGCGAGCCTCGGGAAGCTCATCGGCATCCTCAACATCTTCCTCGGCATGGTCGGCGCGCCCGAGGTCCCGGACCTCTCGAACCTCGCAGGACGTCCGCTCGACGAGGTGGTGCCGCCGATCGACGCCATCGTGAAGGCGCTCCAGGACGTGCGCAGCGCCATCCCGGTCCCGTGAGGAGGACACCATGAGCCGCGAAGCCCAGAACCTCCTCATCCCGTTCCGGCGCGACAAGAAGCGCGACTTCGCGGTGGGCAGCGGTGAGGCGCTGCTCGCCTCGAAGGTCCGCCAAGCCTTGCTCACGGAGGGCGCCACTGCGCGCTCGTCGGGGGAGCTGCCCTGGCGTACCAACTTCGGCGCGGGGCTCGCGCTGCTGCGTCACCAGCGCAACGACGCCGCCCTGAAGGAGCTGGCCCGCGTCTACGTGCGCGACGCCCTCAAGCGCTGGGTCACGGGCGCCACCCTCGTGAGCCTCGCCGTCGAGCAGGACGGCCCGGCCCTGACGCTGCGGGTGCGCGTCCGCGAGCGCGAGACCAGCGCGGCAGTGGCCGTTTCGATCGAGCGGTGAGCCCGTCCCCGAGGGCTGGTTCTCCGGAGCTTTGCCTCCCCGGAGGCATCCCGCCGTGGCCACGCTGCCCGAGTCCGTCGACTACACCGACAAAGACTTCGACGCTCTTCGGGCGCGGCTGATCGCGCTCATCAAGAGCGTGTTCCCGGACTGGACCGACTTCGACGTCGCCGGCTTCGGGAACCTGCTCGTCGAGCTCTACGCCTACGTCGGCGACGTCCTGACGTTCTACCAGGACAACCTCGCCCGAGAGTCGCGGCTCGTCACGGCCACACAGCGCAAGAGCGTGATGGCCCTGGCGAAGATGCTCGGCTACCGGCTGCACGGCGCGCAGGCGGCGACCGCCGAGGTCTGGCTCCAGCTCGCCCGCGTGCCGGTCGCCAGCGTGACTTTCCCGGCCGGCACGGTGCTGCGCACGCAGGAGGTCACCGAGCCGGTCCGCTTCCAGCTCCTCGCGCCTGCCGTCATCGCCGCCGCCGATCCGCCGCGCGTACTGGCGCTCGTCGAGAACTCAAGGGCGCACACGCAGCTCTTCGACGCGCGCGGGCTCGCGGACCTCGAGCTACACCTCGACTTCGCGCCGTACCTCGACGACTCGGCCATCGTGTCGACGCCGCAGGGCGCGTTCACCGAGGTCGACAGCTTCCTCGACTCGCGGCCCAACGACCGGCACTTCGTCGTCGCCGTCGACCAGAACGACCGAGCCACGCTGCGCTTCGGGAACGGCGTGAGCGGCATGCCGCCGAGCGGCACCGTCTCGGTCACTTACAAGACCGGCGGCGGCAGCGCGGGCAACGTCGACGCCGAGCGCATCGCCGTCATCGAGGGCGCCTTCAAGGACGCCTACGGCAACGCGGTGCAGGTCAGCGTGCGGAACCCCGCGCCCGCGTCAGGTGGCGCCGACAGGCAGACCGTCGCGTCGGCGAAGCTGCTGGCGCCCGAGAGCCTGCGCGCGCTCACCCGCACCGTCGCGCGCGAAGACTTCGAGATCAACGCGCGCCGCCTCTCCGGCGTCGCCCGCGCGCTCATGCTCACCTCGAATGAGGACCCGACCATCGCCGAGAACACCGGCATCCTCTACGTCATCCCGCAGTCCCAGGCGCCCGGGCCGATGCCCACGCCCGCGCTGAAGAACCTCGTGCTCCAGCAGGTGACCGAGGTCTACCCGTGCACGCTCACGTTTCAGGTCAGCGTGCAGGACCCGGTCTACAAGCTCGTCGACGTCGCCGCGCGCATCTTCCTGCGCCAAGGCTACGCAGCCAACGACGTGCGCGACCGCGTGCGCGCGAACCTCGCCGCGTACTTCCGCGTGAACGAGCCCGACGGGACGCCGAACCCACTCGTCGACTTCGGCTTCAACATCAAGGACGCAGAGGGCAACCCGGTCGGCGAGATCGCCTGGTCGGACCTCTTCAACGTCATCCGCGACACGCCCGGCGTGCGGAAGATGGGCGACTCGCGCCTCGACCTGACGCTCAACGGCCTGCCCGCTGACGTGCGCCTCAACGTGCGCGAGTTCCCGGTTCTGCGGACCGTGACGCTGACCAACGGCGACACGGGGGAGCTGCTCTGATGACGATCCTCAACCCCAGCTTCGAGGACGCGGGCGCACTCCCCGGCGAAGCCGAGCATTGGACGCTCTCGGCGGTGACGAGCCTCGAGGCAATCGCCGGCTTCGGCGCCGCGCCCGAAGAGGCGTGGGAGGACTTCGAGCGCTGGTTCGACCTGCTCGACTCCATAGACGACGTCGTCGTGGTGCTCGCGTTCTTCGACAGCGCCCTCAAGGGCTACGAGGAGTTCGAGAGCGGCTGGGCCAACGTCGTCTACCTCTACGACCTCCCGCCCGCGCAGCTCGTCACTGCCACCTTCGACGGACTCGCCGCCGAGGAGTGCGAGACGGGATGGAGCAATGTGCCCTACGCGCGTGAGTGGGCCGATGTGGTCGCCGCGACGGGCGTCTTCGACGGCGAGCCGCGCGAGGACTTCGAGGACCAGTGGCGCAGCAACCAGCTTTACGCCTGGACGTGGGCGGCCGTGACCTCGAGCGCCGCGATGTTCGACGCGGGCGCCCAGGCCGTCGAGGACTTCAACAACGGCTGGACGAGCATGACGACGCTCTGAGGAGACAACGATGGCCGAAGCAGACTGGACTTACCTCAACGACGGGCTCGACATCGCGACGGTGGACCGGGGCGTGACCGCGGGCATCGCGCGCCCTCCGGGCGGCGGCAGCTTCCTCTACGCCTTCAACTCGCTCGCGGCGGTCGAGGGTGCAGTGGGTCTCTTCGCCAACCTCGCCAGCTTCGCGCCGATGGCCAAGGGCGGCTCGATTCGCGGCGTCGTGCAGCGCGGTCCGGGCGGCGGGCCCACGGGCTTCTCGCCGTTCCTGTTCCTCTGCTGCCAGGGGAACTCGGTCAACGACAGCGCGTACCTGCTCGGGCTCTCGGACGACGATCCGCACCGCATCGTGCTCCGCAAGGGCGCGGTGACGGTGGGGCTTCCCACGGCGGACGGGCCCGGCGTGCTCCTCAAGTCGGCGGCCTCGTTCGCGCAGGCGACGTGGGTTCACCTGCGGCTCGATGTCATCGTGAACACGAACGGCGACGTCGTCCTCAAGGTCTTCCAGAACGACCTCGCGCTGCATGCACTCGGGACGCCGCCCGACTGGCAGCCCGTGTCCGGGATGGTGGAGTTCATCGACGACCACCTCGGCATCAACTCCGGCTCGCAGCCGCTGACGTCGGGGCGCGGCGGCTTCGGCTTCTCCGTGAAGGACGTCACGCGGCGCGCGTACTTCGACCACCTCGAGCTGTTCCGGCAGGTGTGAGCGATGGCGCTGACCGCGTTCACCAGTCGCCTCGGGCGCGGCCAGGGGCGACTCGCGACGCCGAAGGCGACGGGGGGCGAGTACGCGTTCGTCCTCGGCGACGCCGAGCCTGGGCGCCTGTTCGAGCTCGTGCCCGGCGACCACGCCGAGGTCACGCAGCAGACGGACCTCACCGGCGTGATGCTGCTGCGCGCGCTCCTGCGGCTGCGCGTGCCCGCGTCGACCCCTCCGGGGCTCGCGTGGGAGGCCAGCATCCTCGTCGATGGCACCAAGCTCGCGGCCACGCGCGCCAAGCCCGGCCGCGAGCGCCTCGTCACCGACCTCGCCGCCAACGTCTCGAAGCTGTCGGGATTGCACACCATCGGCGTGCGGCTCGAGCTGGTGACCGCGTGAGGAGCCCGGCATGAGCACCCTCGAGCTGCCTACGCTCTACGTCGACTCGGTCGCGCTCGTGGTGACGACGCCGAGGCTCGTGCTCGTGAACCGCGATCCGAGTCCCGGTGAGACTGGGGTGCCGATCGAGGCGACCATAGCCCTCGAGCTGGTCGACACCGGAGCGGACGGCGTCGACCGCGCCTCCGCGCACGTGTGGGTCGACGGCGTCCTCGCGTTCGACGGCAGCGCCTTGCCTGAGCTCGCTCCGGCCTTTGCGGGCCCGCTCGCCGGCGTCACACAGACGGCGGACACGCTCCGCGTGGTGCTGCACCCGGTGGTGCCGCTTGCGAGCCTGGCCACGGTCCACGTGCGCGTGCTCGCGCAGACGGTAGGCGGTGCGGCCT